GCGGAAGAGGGCAGGCCAATTTACAAGGAAGTCGACCACGTTCGCATCATGCAACCGGGCAACAAAGAGAGCATCGTTGACCGCCCGGTAACCGAAATGGACAAGGCTCGGTTCCAGCAGCAGTACGAGCGCTGGAAAAGTGGTCAGGCAGAACTGGTGGAAGGCACCCCGCTCGAAGCATGGCCCGAGATTACCCGGGCACAGGTAGAGGAACTTCGGTTCTTTCACGTTCGCACGGTGGAGCAGCTGTGTGACATCTCGGATGCCAATGCTCAGAAGTTCATGGGCATCAATGTTCTCCGAAAGAAGGCCCGGATTTACCGGGATAAGGCTAACAAGAACGCCGCATCAACCAAGTTGCAGAAACAGCTTGAAGAGAAGGACAACCAGATCGCTTCCCTCAATGCGGCCCTGAAGGACCTACAAGCCAAGGTGGCCGGGCTGGAGAATGGGGTCAAGTTCAAACCTGCATAGGTGAGACATGTACGAGTCGGCATTTGACATCATCAATGACGCGCTGATTGAGGTCGGGCTCAATGAGTCTGTAGATCCCTTCGCGGATCAAGACTCCGCCGTCATTCAAATGCGCCGGCTCCTGACTACCTGTTGCCGTGAACTGGTCAAGATGCACCCATGGGAATGGTTGCAACGGGAATGGGCGTTTACCACCCAGGCGGGGGACACAGGGAAGTATGAGTTGCCCTCGGACTTTGGCCGAATGATTGACCAAGCCGGGTGGTCCCGGGACCAACGTGTGCCGCTCCCCGGGTCCATAACGCCTCAGATTTGGGCGTATCTGAAAGGTCGCAACTTGGTGTCGAGCACCATCTACATGGTGTTTCGGCAAGCAGAGGGCGAACTCTGGCTGTATCCTCAGCCGCCAGACGCCGACGTACCCGCGCCCTTGACTGTGGCATTCCAATACATGTCCCGGTGTTTCTCGCAGGATGCCGATAGCGTGGGCGGAACTCCGGTGTATGTCGATCGTGTGGCCAAGTCCGGGGACATCATTTTCTTTGACCCGATTTTGGTCAAGAACTTCCTGAAGCTTCGATTCCGGGAAGCCCGGGGAATGGACACTCAAAGCGCGCAGACTGAGTTCGCGCAGATGTTCTCCGCGGTGACAGGCCAGAATGTAGCTTCTGATTCCCTGAACGTGGCCAACATGAGCCATCCGTATCCTTACCTTGACCTGTGGAGGAATACCCCGGATACCGGGTATGGGATGTAATGCCGGCAGGAGTCTTGACAGCCCCACCGCAGCCCAGCTTACTGAGGGAGTTTACTGAAGCCCCTCCTGTGGTGGGTATGGATGGGAACTCGCCTCTGGCGGCCATGCCCCCGGGGACCGCAGTCTATCTCTATAACCTGGTGCCTTCGGAATACGGGGCTCGGACGCGCGAGGGGTTCACAACTTGGGCTCAGAATCTCGCTGGCGGGGCGGTTAAGTCCCTGGTGCCTTACACCGGGCAGGTGGGGGACTTTTCCACGTCGAGGCTGTTTGGGGTCACTGCTTTTGGGATCTACGACCTTACGACTCAGGGTGCCGATAATCCGACGGCAGTTGTCACATTCCCGACACAAACGGATCCGGCCGGATTTACGTCCTACATCCATCATACCGACCCGAACGGAGTGCAATCACTTCAGGTAGCCGATTCGCTGAACGGGTGGTACGACTACGCCCCGTCCACCTCTACTTGGACCAAGTTGACCACCGAGGTTACTGGTCTGACACCGGGCAATGTAGCGTTTCTGTGTGCCCACAAAAGCCGAATCTGGGCCATCGAGAGGGATAGTTCGGATGCATGGTATCTGCCCGTAGGAGCCAAGCAGGGCGCTGCTACGCGGTTCCAGTTCGGCTCCAAGTTCACCAAGGGCGGGTACTTGGTAGGGCTCTATAACTGGACCTTGGACGGAGGTGCTGGGGTTGACGATTACCTTGTGGCCGTATCTAGTGCCGGAGATGTCTTGGCCTACCAGGGGACGGACCCTTCGTCCGCGAGCACATGGAATCTCGTGGGTTCCTGGTTCATTGGGAAGATTCCGGCTGGGCGCCGAGTGTCGATAGAGTCAGGCGGGGATCTCCTGCTTCTGTCGGTTTTTGGCGTCAACAGTATGCAAAACCTGATGGCCGGCTATGAACCCTCGAAAATCGAGCGCAACATCTCCGGCAAGGTAGCCCGGTTCATTCGTAACGATATGCTGGATAAGAAGGACGAGCCGTACTGGGAGATTAAGCTCTTAGCAGAGGAAGGGGTGGTCATGATTAACACCCCGAAAGCTCTTAACGCTAAGAACATCCAATATGTTCTCAATATCAACCGTCTCTTTGAGCAGCAAGGGGGCGGCTGGGGTATGTGGAGAGGTGTCCCGGGAGTCACGTTTGAACCCTACAATGGAGACGCCTACTTCGGCACCGTAGACGGCAAAGTGTGCCGGATGCGCGGGTCTCTAGATAATGTAGATATCGCGGGGGCGGGGGGCACCTCGGTTGAATTCAGTATTTTGCAACGGTTCTCTGGTTACCAGGAGCCCGCCAAATACAAGCAGGTCCAATTTGTCCGGCCGCAGTTTGTAGCCCAAAATCAAGTCCGTGTGTCCTCTAAGATCATCTATGACTACAATCTCGCGGAATCCCCTGCAAATGCCCTGACACCGGCCCTTGTGACTGAATCTCAGTGGGATATCTCACTCTGGGATAACGCGGTCTGGGGCGGCACTGTATCGGGGAGTGTGGTTCAAGGCGGGGCAGGATATGGCCGTGTGGCGGCCATAGCATTACGTGGCGAAGCGGTTGCCCGGGCAACCTTGGTTAGCACTGACGGAGCATACACCTCATGGGCGTTCATGTGAGGTATGCGCCGTTGAGAGAGGCTGGGTGGCGATGGCTGGCTGCGCGGGCTAGGCCCGTACGGTGTGAGGATACAGAAGGATTCATAGCCTTAAGAGGCAATACAATCGTGGGTGCGGTGGCCATGGATAGTTGGACAACGAATTCATGTCTCGGTCACATTGCGATAGAAGATCCCTTTGTCCTTCGGCATGGGTTTTTGGAACTGGCGTTTAATTTCGCGTTCCATTACGCCGGTCGTGGGATCATGTATGGCATGACACCGGCTAACAACGAAAAGGCATTACGGTTTAACAAGAAGATAGGTTTCAAAGAATTGTACCGTCTATGCGACGGATATCGTGTCGGGATTGACTACGTGCTTCAGGAAATGAGGCGCGAAACATGCCGGTGGATTCGGCCCGAATACAGACAGGCAGCTTGAGGTAAAGGTAATGGGAGGCAAATCTGACGGACCCGATGTCCCGAGCTCAAATGATTTTCGGAATATGGCCATTTGGCAGTCCGATATTGATCGGGAAATGATGAGGGAACAGCTTCAGGCTAACAGACCCGCGCAATACTCACCGTGGGGCTCGGTGACCTGGGAACAAGGTCCAAACGATCAATGGACCCAAACAATCGGACTGCCGGACACAATGCAAGAGGCACTGGAAGCCCAGCAGGGTCTTGGGCTGGCTCGTAGCGAGCTCGGTGCCGAGCTAATAGGTCCTATCCGAGAACAGTTAACCTCTCCCTATGGGTGGGATCCTCTTAGCGCAAACGAAGTGCTTCCCGGGGAAGAGGCTCGGAATGCGGCGGAAGAGGCCATTTATAGTCGAGCCACCTCGCGCCTGGATCCGTATTGGAACCAACAGACATCGCAACGGGAAACCCAGCTCTGGAACCAAGGTCTCCGACCCGGGGACGAGGCTTGGGATACCGCTATGGGTAACCTTGGGCGCGCGCGTACAGACGCCTACCAGACAGCCATGAATGAGGCGGTCATGGGAGGTGGCCGAGAAGCCGAGCGCATGTTCGGAATGGATATTGCTCGTAGGCAACAAGCGGTAACAGAGGCACTTCGACAAAGAACACAGGGGCTTGGGGAACTTAATACCGTGATGGGAGGCCAAGGAGTAGCACCGCCCCAGTTTCCATCATTCTCGCGTATGGGACAGGCTCAGGCTCCCGATCTATTAGGGGCTGCCCAAATGGGTTATCAAGCAGAACTCGATCGATATAACGCCGAACAGGCTCGGGAGCAAGGTCTTTGGTCTGGGATCACGGGACTTGCTTCGACTTTCGCACCAATGGTGCCGTGGCAAAGTATCGGGCAATCGGTTTGGAATCTATTTTGAGGTAACACAAGATGGAAGAAGAGGCACTCTGGGACATTTTGCTTGATGCCGGTCTGACTGATGAACAGATCGAAGAGATCATGCAGCTTGGCGCTTTACAAGGACAACAGGGATTAGCTCAAACACAGTACGAGCGAGCACAAGCACTACGTAATGCTCCCGGCCCCCGTGGTCGATGGACAGGACGTATCTACCGGCACGCGCACCCGTTGGAGCACATTTCGCATGGTATTGATCGGACCATGGGAGCTATCGAAGCCGAGAAGCAGATGAAGCGACAGGAACAAATTCTTGCGGAACAAGCTCGGTTACGGGGCGCGATGATGCGGGGCATGATGCAGAGACAGCCGCAACAGCAACCTCCAGTAGGTGCCATGTCCCCGATTCAGCCGGGCACCGGGAACCCGATGACGGAAGCTTTGCGACGGATTGACCCGTATCAATTGAGGTGAGAAATGCCAATCACCTATGACAGTATCTTTGGCGCACCGACCGATGAAGAGAAGATGCGGGCGGCCGCAAATCGGTTGCGGCGCCGAGAAGCCTTCGCTACCTTAGGAGCATTTTCAGGGGACCCAGTTCTCGGTCAATGGGGACGGGGAGAGATGGGGAACCTAAGGGAGCAGGCTCAGGCGCTACGGAAGGCGCGGCAGGAAGCCACGCGGCTACGTCCTACCGGCACGCCTGGATACATGATGCGCGGGGACAAGATTGAGGCAATTGAAGGGTATCAGGCCGCGCAGGATGCTGCACGCCAGCAGAAGATGGAACTTGAGATGTTCAAGGCCACACAGAAGGCTCAGGCTGCCGCAAGTAAGCGGGAACAGGATATGGCGGATCGGTTGGCGTTCGAACGGGCAAAGCTCGAAATGCCGACCCGGACACAAGCCGGTGCTGCCCGGGAGACTTTTGCTTTCCTTCCTGAATTACAGGCCCTTGCTGACCAGCTTCAGAATATTGGAGAAATCCCAACGGGGCCAGAAACAGCAGCTGCAGCGGCACGTGAACTTCCTCTCAGCATGGGTGAAGCTATCTCAGCCGGCATAGAGCGCGCCGGGATGTCTCCTGAAGCGGTGGACTGGCTTGCACGTGGTCGGCAGATGGAGCAAGACATTACACGCTTAGCGTCAGGCTTAGCAGTGACACAAGCAGAAATGGCCTCTCTAAAGAAGTTCTCTCCTTGGGCCGGTGGATTGACGAATCGTGAGCGACTGGAGCGACTTGCAAATACAGCTAACAAGTTAGGGCGCAAAGCCGCCGCATTACAGGGTCAGGAGTGGGAACCGATTTCATTTTCTGAAACCACTGTGCAGACACCAGAGGGATCGGCCACGGTAACTGAAGCGCAGGGGCCTGAAATCGGCCTGGTGCAGGATGGGTATCGATTTAAAGGCGGGGATCCCGCGGATCCGGCTAACTGGGAACAGGTTCAATGAAACCTTGGGAGCGATATCAGCGGAAACCTTGGGAGCATTACGGGACCCCGACCCTCGAGCGCATGCCAACTGGACCCGAATCGGTTCAAGAGGAATTAGCTGAGAGGTCCGTCCCCGAACAGGTGCTTGCCGGCGTAGGTGCCTCTGCAGCAGAAACCTACTACGGTACTAAAGAACTTCTCCGAGGTGCAGGTAATGAGGTTCTCGAAGAAGCCCTTGGGGAAGATATCCCGGCCCTGTCCCCCGAGGATCAGCGGCGCCTGGAAGAGTGGCGTGCGATCCGTGGTGGCCCGGCCACCGTGGGCCGGGTCATTGGGGAGACGGCACAAGTTGCATTGCCGGCTGCCCGGGCCTATCAAGCCGCACGGGTCGGAGGCCCGTTGGTTCGGGCAACGGCACCCATAACGGCCGAGTCCGGGGTTGTGGGGGGCTATGCGGCACTTAAGCCCCCGGAGCCTGGAGAAACACGACTAGGGCGCGCAGGGACCGCTGCAGCTCTGAACCTAGGACTAGGGTCCGCAATGAATGTGGCCGGTCGCACGGTACTGCCCCGGGGGTATCCGAAGTCTCAGGCCGCTTTGCGTGAAGAAGAGATGCTTCGGAGTGTCGGAGTTGAGCCTCGACTCCCGATGACCCTAGCGGCCGAGCCTGGGGGTCCCGTAGGACGTTCCCTGATGTGGGCACAACGTTACCCCTTGATGTCACTGCCGGGCACCTCTGCGGTGCTCAGAAAACAGATTTCACGGTCTCTAGATGACTGGCGGGAAGGGATGTTTCTACGAGCAGTGCCGGAACGAGCTCGCGGGGAAATCAGGTTGCCCCGTCAGTTTACCGATGTGGAGAACCCAGCACAGCAAACGTTCCGAAGCATCGGAGACTGGTATTCACGGGAATACAAGCGACTTCTGGACCCCTATGATTTCCGCGTCATGGTGCCTCAGCCCGGAGGCAAAAACATCCCGACACAATTGATTCAAGATGCGGTGGCAACCATTCCAACCAAGAATGCCCGGCAAACGGTCGAGAAAGAACTGAGACAGATCCTCAAGGGACAGACAAACAATCTCGGTGTCATGTCCGGCGAAGCGGTGTCCGCGGTCAAGACAGCCATTCGTAACCGACGCATTGCGTCCAAGAAGAAGCCAGACATTGCGGACGGGTGGCGCCGTGCATCAGAGGCTTTTGATGATGAGGTGGAACGGCAACTTAAAATGCAGGACATGCCGGCTGCGATTGATTATGCATCCTTGAGGGCACCCTATCGGAATCTGGTGACCCTCGAAGACGCGGCCGCCCGGACTAAAGGGAAATTTGGAGAGTTCACCGTCGACGATCTCTATGCGGCTTCTATTGCCAAATCGAAACGGGAAGCCGGACCCAGGCCGGTAGCCCGGGGGCAGGCCGCGTTACAAACGGAAGCCCAACGAGCGGCCCGGGATGTCTACACCATTGACCCGACCAAGAGACAGGAAGGTAGCGTTTTCCAGGTTGCCGCTCTTGGAGGTCTGACAGGCATCGGGGGCATGGCCTCCCCAGTCACCACGGGGGCTATTTGGGCCGGGATGCTGGGGACTCTCCCTTACCCGGTGCAACGGTACTTGATGCAAGGGTATCCGACACAACAATCCTTGCGCCGACTACAGCAATCTCCAGTCCTCCAGCGTGCACTTAGTGCTGGACGAGCCGGGGCCACAACGGGGACGATTGACTGATGCCATACGCCAGTAACAAGCAAAAACGCTTCATGGAAGCCTGTCGACATGGTTGGAAGCCTTCACGCAAGGGTGCCAAGTGCCCGCCAAAGAAGGTGACCAAGGAATACGCCATGGCTGAGGCACTTAGAAAGAAAAGGTAAATCACCATGCCAAGAGACGCCAACGGCAACTACACCCTTCCGGCAGGGAACCCGGTAGTCACACAGACGAACATCTCTTCCACATGGGCGAATGACACCATGTCGGATGTCGGGAACGAGATGACGGACTCTCTAAGCCGTTCAGGTAAAGGGGGCATGACCGGCCCGTTCCCGATTGTGGACTCGCAGGGAGGGGTCCCGGGGCTGTCGTTTACTGCAGAACCGACCACCGGGATTAAGCGCGAGGGTGCCGGGGACATGCGCGCCCAAGTGCTTGGTACAGATAAGATGCGGTGGACATCGGCCGGGGATGCTGATGTGTTTCGAGGAGGGTCTTGGAACCCTGTAGCCATCGAGCCGGCCGATCGGAAGGTCATGTATGGCGAGGGCGGGGTTACCGCGATCTTTCACTATGGGACCACGGCGGCGCCTGGGTGGTCGATTCTTGAGCCAGACGCCAATCTCCGGGAACTCGTGATTGGCCCGGCTGCCGGGGGCGGGGTTATCGGAGGCTCCGTTGATCCGACAGCTTTGACTCAGACAGCCACGGTAACCGTAGCTTCCTTGACTGGAAATACTGAGGCGGCCGGGGGACATCTTCACGAGAAAGGTACTTTGGCCGCTGACCCAGCTTCGTCATCCTATAATGCATTAGGAGGCGCGGTGCCTCCAACAGCTACCGGAGATCATGGTCATACTATTAGCGGTCAAACAGCTACCGTAGCTGACCATGTTCATGGAACGGCGGGGATTACGGGTGCCGGTACGGCTGACGTGAATATCGCTCCTCGATATGCTCGCGGCATTCTGATGCGACTCGATGCTTAATAACCAAACACCAGGGGCGAAGAAAGGCTGTTCCATTGGAGGCAAGTGTGAAAAATGCCCTCACTACCGATGCATGCCGGTGGATGTGACAGACCCGACCACCGGGCAAGTCATCAAACAGGGCACCGTGTGGGATTGTGTGTTTGCGTGGATCATGCTCGGGTCCTGGGACTCAGGCCGACAGACTCAAGGGGTCCATGCGGCCGTGAGTCAAATGGCCAACCGCACGGACACCCGGCAACAACAGCTTTTGCACCTCGTGGCCAACGGAGCTCCGTCTCCTAGTCTGGAACCTGCTCCATCCCAAAACGTTCCATCTCTTGACAGAAAGCCCGAACCCGAGTGAGCATGTTCAGGGCGTGAGCTAGTTTCTTGCCGTAGTCGTCGACCGCGTTCTTTTCCACCCGGTAGTGTTTCATTAAGTCCGAGAGTTCCTCGTTCTTGGTTTCGAGTTCGCCTTGCACTTCGGCAAGCTGGCGGCTGGATTCCCGTAGGGCTTCCCGGTCGCGACGGAACTCTTCCCCTAAGGCCATGTGTCGAGACAATAGATCCTGATGTGCTTTTAGCATTTCCAAAAGATACGTGACCTCGGGTCGCTGCACCTCTTGTTCAAGCCAAGCCTGTGCTTCTTGCATTTCGTTAGGCATCAGAAATTCTCCACAAAGTGTCTACGCAACATATCTTCCATATCCTTGTGAGATACACTCATTCCCTCACCATCTTTATTTTGAATCCACCAGGGCCATTCTTCCCCTTCTTGATAAACAAGAACATGGGAATCGAATTCTATAGTTAATTCGTTGACAGGTTTCTTTGTGTATACTTCAGGCATGTTTCTTTCTCCTGTATTCGTTAAGCGCTTTCTTCAAATCATCCTGTACCTTGCCCTTGGTTTCTTTATCGGCAAGTACTACCTCGTCTGTAGTCCCACGGGCCAGTATCCGGTGAACGATCACTGGGCGCTGTCGACGCAGGCCACCAGCTAGCCGGTCGATTGTCTGCTGGTATTGTTCTAGACTCCAAGGAAGCCCAAACCACACGAGGGTGTCTGAGCCATGTTGCAAATTGAGACCGTGACCCATGCTGGCCGGGTGTCCGATGAGCATGGGAACCTGGCAGTCGTTCCACCGAGACACCAGGGAGTTAGCTTTCTTCGAACCGAGTTTCGAACTCAAGTGTTCCACGCCTGTGAATTTTTCAGTGATACGGGCGGCATCATGCCGGTAGCTGTATGCCAGGAGTATCGGTTTCCCTGCAGCTTCCTCCACTATGTCTGACAGCGCATCAAGCTTGGCGTCATGTAGTTGATCCCAAGGCCCCCCGGTCTCCACATATAGGGCACCGTTGGCTGCCTGAAGACATTTGTTCAGAAGACTCGCGGCATTGAGTGCCTCGATCTTAGCACCGGAGTCGAGTTCCATGAACATCTCTCGTTCTAACTGCTCGTACTTCTCTCGGGCAGCCGGGGGCAAGTCTATCCAGATGTCATTGAAAACAACCGGTGGAAGCTCAAGATAGTCTTGTGCCGACATCTGTAGGGTGATGTCGCCGATGAGTTCTCTTATTCGTTCTTCTGCTCCCGTTGCGACTTCATATCGCGATGCCACTGACCACAAGCTTTTATGAAAGAATTGTTCTTCAAATTTACTCTTGACATAGCCCAGTCGAGCACCGCTATCAATAGCGAGATACTGACCAAAGAGATCCAAATACCCATTTGCAGCAGGAGTGCCAGTAAGGCCCATACGATAAGGAAGAAATGGGAGAAGCTGTCTAAGGGCTTTATGAGTTTTGGTCTCAGGGTTTTTAAGCTTTGAGACTTCATCGAAGATTACCTGATTAAAAGGTAGATACTTCCCTCGTGACAGGTACAAGTGAATAAGCTGTTGAGACAGCCATGTGATCCCTTCATAGTTCACTAGATACACATCGGCCGGCATGCGAAATGCCCGGTGCCGTTGGTCCGGTGTGCCATGGATAAGACTGAACCGGAGGTGCCGGGTGTGCTCCCACTGTCGGGCTTCCTGGCGCCACACAGTCTGTATGACTCGTAGCGGCGCGATAACCAGGGTCCCGTAGACTTGGAACAGGTCTTGACGTTCGACGATGTTAGAGAGCGCTATAGCCGTTTTGCCTAAGCCCATGTCGAGCCATAGGGCTAGCTGGCTATGTTGCAGACTGAACGTGATTGCCTTCTGCTGATAGCCATGTAGCATTCCCCGTGATCTCAAAGTTGATGATGCGTTCACCGTATTCAATGCTGTCGCAGACATAGACCCTGTGCCCGTGGTGTTGAAGTCTCAGTATCTCTCGTGCCTGTGCTTTTGTTGGAGTGTTACCTTGTGCCTTGAACTCGATAAAGAAGCATACACCGTTAGGCCCAAGGAACAGTCTGTCAGGCACCGAGCGTCTAGCGGGGCTAGTGAACTTGTATGCCAGGAAACCTTTACATTTAGCATAGGTGCAGACGGCTTGTTCAATTTGTTTTTCGAGCATTAGTCTTTCCAGGTTCTAGAAAAATTGTCTCCAGCTTCTCTCCAGGCTTCTGGACTTTTAAAGAATTGCCAACTTAACATGTTATTTATGTGATATATCTCGCTCGTATTAGAACCCCCATCTATCCAGCTATTTACATGTACCAGAAAATAATTATCTCCAAGATGCTTATGAACTGTTCCCTGTCTGCCTATGTCTTTGGCAAGAAAGTGCCATCCTTCTAGTTCGTTCATTCTTTCCGATACCTCCGTGCGCAATACCCTTCCGCCTCGAGCAACAGCCCCGGTGCCCAAGGTACGGGTCGACTCAAGTATTCGTTCTGCCGGCGCAAGGCTTCCTCTGCATTAGCCTCGTCTGCCAGGCTGATAGCTTCATCGTGAACATGGCCAACGAGTTCTAAGAGGGGGTCGGCTTCTATTGCCATGAGCCCCCGCAAATATTGCTCAAGCACAGTCTTGCTCCAGTGGCACGAGAATAACGGTGTTCGAGTCAATTCGAATAGAAGAAAGAGAATCCCATCCGCTCCCTGTGTCGATGAAAACAGGATCTTTTTGAATGAAGTCTCGGGTTTTTATTTCTTCTAACTGTGCAATAAGTTCATCAATGCTCATATCAAACTCCCGCCAGTATGTCCCGTGCAATCGCTTGCACAATGTTCTCAGTTATCTTGCCGCCATGGGTACTGATGCGCCACCATTTGAATGTCTCTTCATGCTTGCCCATGTAGGTGATAGCTTCCGTTTCCCACTTCCGTTCTTCCCCGGTTTCGGGGTCAACAATGGTAATGGTCTTGGGCTGAACCTGTGGCTGGTAGTAATGAAGGTTCCGGCCACTGGGGAGCGTGATAAATAGGAACTGATCGTCACGACTGATGGCGACCTTGTAGCCCTGACGTGCGTTCCCTGTCTCAATGACGTATTTACAGGCATCCGTTAATGATTGCCACATCTCGGCAACTTCCCAATACACGGTGCGGAACGTCTTCACCGCGTGCTTGGCTTCCTTACCAGACATCTCGATACCCATGCTTTCGGCATATCGAACGAGACCCCCGGCCCCTAGCTGGTATCCACACCCTAACACTGCGGGCTTAGCGAGCGTCCGTTGTGCTTTGGTGACCTCATCATAGGAGCAGTGGAACATCTCCGTGGCAAAGTCCTTATAAGTGTCCTTGCCCTCAGCGAAGATGTTATTGATACGTGTGCAACCGGATACGTAGCCCAACACCCTAGATTCGATGCTAGAGAGGTCAGACACCACAAGCATCTTGCCCGGGGGTGCCGTGATTCCCGCACGCACGGTGCTGGCAACAACGTCCATAACGTCGCCGTGCATCAATTCGACCCAATCACGAGGGTTCATGATCCAATGATAGGAGATCGTTCAGTTTGTTTTACAAGAGCACTGTACAGTTTTTCAAATTCCTTAACTTCTTGTTCCATTGAAGAATCAAGTTTCCCACGAGCCCTTGTGTAATCTATAAAGCTTCGAGCAGCATAAAGTGCTTGCCAAAGATCCCGTAAAGTACCGGGTTCCAGTTTTTCTGCATCAATGCCTTTTCTTTCAAAAAATCTCCAAAGATCTTTTGCAGCGACATTCAAGTCCAAATTCACACTCATCCCAACATGCTCCTCACTTTCTCATCTTGGTCCCAAGGACTGCGATGCAGGTTATGAGGTTGCGCGCCCCGGCCACCCCAGCGCCCGGTACGTTGTGCCCCGTTGAACTGGAACGCATGACGCAGGCGCCCGGAGTCCCAGTCGGTCAAACGTTTGAAGGCTTCCCACTTAGACCCAGCAGTCCGTGCGGATTGTTGCCGAAGCTCGAAGGCTCGGCGAATCTCGGGAGTTACCTCCTCGTCCCAAGGAGGTGTAGCTAGCCAAGCGGCTACGTTCTCGGCGGCAAGAGATCGAATATCGAGCCCGTGTGTATTGAACCAATGGAGTAGTTGATCTCTAGAATTGGGATTCTCACACCCCGTGTGCGCTCGCAAAAGACGTGTAAGGTGTCGCTTTTCTTCATGGTAAACGGAGAGCGCGCTATCCACGATTCCTTTGTCAATGGGAAGTCCACGGTCATTGATTCTCTGATCAATGAACCATAGTTCCCATTCTCGTTCAGACATCGGATATCGCGAAAGAAGTAAATCGATCTCCCGCTCCGCCACAGTGTCCATTTTGTTGTATTCACAAAACTCTCTCCACTCCTGCGGTGCATTGGTTCTGGTGTATCTATCGGCCTTGTGGTTCTTGGGCGCGGGCTGACTGAACTTGTGGATCAACCGTGTCCCTGCGTCTAGCTTCTGCTTGTCCTGAGGCAGTCCAAGCTGTTGCCCCACGTCACCCAAGCCACCCATGAATCCAAGACTGTAGGCGTGCACCATGACACATCGCCAGCGTTCGATAGGCACCTCGATGCCTAACACCTCGCGGGTGATGATACGCTCAAACGGGGCATTGAATGCCTTGATGATGACGTTAGGGTCCTCAGCAGCCTTGCGTACCTCTCGAACGAATACTGATTCCTCGTCCGACTGCTGCACGGGCTCATGGTCCCATGCCCAACTAGCCATAAGCACCTCAGTGGAAGGGTGCTTGGCGTAATTGTCGAGACCCACGGCACCCTTCTTTTTACCGAAAGGTGCTTCGGAAAAAGTCTCATAGTCGAGATGGAACGTGGTCATTCCCAAGGCGCCGAAGATCCACCAGGTACGTTAGCCGTTGGTGCAGGTGCCCCGGCTACCGACTGAAACACCGTCTTTGGGTCCACACTGCCGGCGTCCGCGATGGGCTCCACGTTGTTGTTAATCAACTGCACCCCTGCGCGGCCGAAGTATGAACCAACACCTTCAGCATACCCAGCGAAGTTGACTTGAATGTTAACCAC